GCGAGCAGACTGTAAATCTGATGGCATAGAGCCTTCGTGGGTGCAAATCCTACAACTCCCAAACTGTCCTTCGTAGTCCCCAAAAAATATTGGAGAAAAGTATGAAATATATGACTAAAAAAGAAGCTATTGAAAAAGGTTTGATTAAGCCGCAAAACGGCGATTTATTAAAAAAGTTACAAATAATTTTAAAGACAGAGTTATTTTTATATGAAGATTACAGAAAAACAAAAAATGAAGAAGATCTTCAGGATGAATGTAAAGAATTAATTAAAACACTTCATCGACAAACTTGCACTGATTTATTAGAAGCGATTAGATGCGCTGCCATCCAAACGAGTTAGTGTAGCCCTGATATTCCATTGGATTTTGCGCCCATTTGCGCTGCTGGCTGTTGGCGTATGATTCATGCGCATTGTACTCTTTAAGCGTGCTACGCTTCCCAAAATGCGAATAAAGCACATATCGCATTGCATCTACTGAATGGTCGTGCTGCTTTAATGGTTTATCTTCGCCAAGTTTGACGCTTTTAGAGTCCCAAACATATGATTCCATCTCTTTAATAAGATTTACACACTTCTTGCATATCACTAGATCGCCCTGAGCGATCATAGAACCCACAAACCTAATGCCGTCAAGGACATCGTTAATTGCTTGCTTCACAGGCTTCTTATTGCGTTTTAGCTCTACTTCGAACGATGCTGCGGATGGATCGAGATAATAAAGAGTGACGGGATAGCCCCCAAACTCACGTTCGAGATCTCGGGCATATTCGGAATCGGTCTTTTGAAAACCCATTGCCTTCGAATCCCAATAATACTCTTTCTCTACCCAGATGGCAGGATGGGCATCGTCGTTAAATCCCACGAGTACGGCAGCGAAAGGGTTTGTAGTACCGTAGTCGATACCGACAAAGAACTGCTTAGCATACGTCTTCGGCGCTTGGACAACGTGTAACGCGGTATCGAAGAAGTCGTAAATCGAACCCTCAGCCAATACCCAATCGCCCAAGATAAATCTTTTATACCATAGTCCTTTATACTCTTTCTTAAGGTTATCTTTGTAGACTTGTCCCAGAGATGGGTTGTCGTCAAGTACGAATCTAAAAACCGAGATATCAAGTTCACTTCGGCGATCAATGAAATCTGTTTTAAGCCAATGCAAGGGACTGTCAGGGTTAGTCGTAACGAATACTTTTGCGTTGTCAACGGATAGACGCGATAAAAGCATCTTAAAGAACGATTCAGGGATGATACTTGCTTCGTCAACGAGCGCACCCGCAAATGTCGATCCCCTAATTTTTCCTTCGGCCCGTTCGTCATTAGCACCTACCACATAGACTTTTTTATCAAAGATTGTAAACTCACCCAAACCCCTATTGTATTTGATGGTTCCATTCATAAAGTCAGGGCCGTTAAGGGGTTGGATGACGTTATGCATGACTGTTCTTTCGCTCTTACCTACTATAACATAGACCCCTTCAGGGCCATTTCTTATTTCTTTAAGAAATCGTCGTAAAACGATGTAAGATTTACCAGCGCGGACACTACCTTCAAAGATGTTTATGCGAGCATTTGATTCTTCATGTGCTTGGACTTGTTTCTTTGATAGAATGATAGCAGCCATTATTTCAACCCCATTAACAACATAAACGCTTCTCGGGCTTGAGCTGGAACCACTGCATTGCCCAGGGCTTTAATTCTGTGTGTCCGATCTTGTAACCCATTAGCCATTCCAGCCAGTTCAAATTTACTTTCTGGTTCTTCGTCCCAAGTTCCATATTCAACGTTGCTGATAGGGTTGGTGAGTTTCTCTTTCTTTCGCAAGGGGAGTCGCCTCTTTTGTGATCGCTGGCTCTTGGTGTTGGCCACATGTGAGGATAAGCTAGCTGTTCGTTCAGTCTGCCAGCCGTCTTTCTCTTGCTTGTTGATTTTCCCCGATATTGGCTTCTCTCTAATGCTTCCCCAGTTCTGATGGGCAGATGATCCATTGTGGTTGGAGTAAGCCAATAGGAACCATCTATCGCGACGATGTAAAGCTCCAACGCTTGCAGCGGATATAACACACCATCTACAATCATACCCCATTTCGGCAATTTGGATGGCGACTGTGAGTCCTCCTCTGGAAGTAATGGCCGGAACATTTTCAATGAATATGAACTTGGGCTTGATTTTTTGGGCCAAGCGCACGATCTCGAAAAACAATCCACTTCGCTCTCCTGCCAAGCCTTTTCCAAGTCCTGCAATGCTAATATCCTGGCATGTTCAAGGGAACCCGCCGAAGATGATATCGACATCCTCGGTGAGTTCCGGCTCTCCTGTAAATCTGATTGGTTCATTGTGTTTGTGCCATTCATGGTGGCATTTTTGGCAAAGCCATCGCACATCGAGGGGCTTGTTATAGTCGTCGTGATGTCCTTGGATTGCGGTTCTTCCATCTCTGAATCGTTCTTCACTTCCACAGCAAGAACATTTTTCAGGATTAAGCAATTTTCCATAACGGAGAGCATTATCGAGTATCTTTCCTGCTCTTTCGTCGGCTCTGGCTCCGCCCCTGTAAAAGTGATTATCTTTTCCATAACGCTTATTTGATCTTAAATTTGTTCTTCTTCGGATTAAATCCCACATTCCTTGCCTAGTAACTCCATAAATATGGGCTAGGTCGGCAAGGGACATTCCTTCATCGTAACTTTTAATTGCTTGAATTGCCTGTTCTTCAGTTAACTTTTTAAGTTTACCGGACATACTATCACTCTCCTTTTTGAGAGATAATATCATATCTAGACAAGCCTTGTCAAGACTTGTGACATCATTCCAGATTGGCGCTTCATCTAAAGAACCATCGGCCATTCGTGAGAGCAAGACTGCTTGACAATAGGAGTCCAGTTCGCAATATGCGAGAGGGCGCACCCAGTCTTTGAGAGCCAAGCTAATCCCTCCGATGCCTGTAAAAATGTCCAAGCCATTTAACATGCCTCATACCTTTTTCTGTTGATCGTAAAGAACTGATATTTCGTCACTTATCTTATCTTGCACAAGTCCTCGGATATCGCTATCTTCTTTTGACTGTCCCCAATCGCGTTTCTTGCCCTTGTTATCGAGAACATATCGCGCGGCATCTAAAGATAGTTTTGTATTCTTTTCCCGCAGATTTAAACAATACGCAATCACACTTTCAGCAGAATCTAATAAGTTTTCATCTTTAACGGTTCGCAAATCTTCCAATAATTGTTTTAAAGATGGAAATTTATAAATATGCCTGTAAATGGCTTCTCGACATACTTTATAGTGTTTTGCTGTTGCGCTAATATTTCCATTGTTGTGCGTCAAAACTTCTGTGATATCTTCCAGCTTGGGTTTAAAAGAAATTCCACTAGTCATACGTGCTCACAGTTCCCCATTGCAATGGGGGCAATATTTTATCTTCTTGGCGGTTTCGCTTTCATCGACATCAATGGATTTCTCGTCAATTGCCACATCAAGTTGTAAAGATTCTTCGGTGTACCCGCAATCAATAAGTAGCTCAATATCATAATCCGCAGCCAAGATATCATCGTCGTTAACTCCGAAATGTGCATTGTCAAGAATTATGCGCCGCTGAATTGTTTCTTTCCGTAATCCATGATCGACAGAACACATGATATTCTTCCAACCAAGCTTCTTTGCAGCCCTAACACGCATATTTCCGGCATAAACATGGTAAACGCCATCAATGACGTTTACCAAAATGGGACGTTGATCGAGAAAATCAGGATCTCGCATAAGCGAGTCTTTACATTTCTCTAATTGAGCTTTAGTAATAGATCGCGGATTACGTTCTAATAATTTAAGTTTCTTAATCTCAATTGTTTCAATCATCTATTTACTTGCTGGTGGGATTTGTGTCTTTTCTTCTTCGAGAATAGAGATCAAGCAATCAATAAATGCATTTTTCTTGTTCACTGACGCAGCGTTTGCATCGTTAAACTCTGCTAAAAGATTGATAATTGCTGCGGATATTTTTGTTGTCTGTAGCAATGCTACTTCTCTTTTAAATAATGATTTTAAATCGTCCATCATGTTTTCTTTCCTTTCTTCGTGTTGGTTAAATGCGCTAGTTAATTCGATCCATACATCGTAAATGCTCATGCAATAGCCTTAAGTGCGTCAATTGTTTTTTGTAATTCAGGAATATTATATTCTGCATTATTATGCACACGTTTCTCTTCTGTTAAACGCTGTTCTAAAAAAATAATTAGCTGTTGCTGATTAAATTTTGATGGATCTTCATCCGTTTGTTCCGGTATTTCCGGAATCGGTCGCGAACAAGTCATTATCGGTTCGGAAGTCGAACAAGTCATTTTCTGGCTCCTTTATTATGTTTTTTGTTGATTCATAGACACTCTTCGATAATTTTACGTTTCCATGCATAAACTGGCTCGTTATCGAACCTTAATCCAATCCACTTACCCATCGAGCGCCAGCCCATTAGTATTTTTTCTTTTAATTTCACATAAACTAAATCATATTCCAACGGTAAATATTTATTTGCATCTGCCCAGCCATTATCGCCATATTCTACGAGCGAATACGGAAATAGTCTTTTACTTCCCAGTCCATATTGTTTACCCACTTGTTGAGGAAGTTTATCAAATATTTTCTTTATTGACATTTTCGGATATTCTCCGCGTTTTCTAATGTCTCATCGAGATAACGCAAAAATTTGTCTAGAGACGCAGAACCGAAATGCCGACCGTGAATCATCTCACATAAAATTTCGTGTTGAATGTTCAATACTGCTTTAAGTTCTTCAGCGATATCGCCATCGGGCAAGAGTTCGACTAATTCGCATGCCACATTTGAAGCATTGACAACAGCGAGAATGTGTGGTTCAAGTTGTGGTTGCATAAAATTTCTATACAAATTCGTACCCATTTATTTTTTGAATCTTTTGCATTACTTTAGAATATTTCCCAGCAAAATCGCTCAAAAGCACGGCGGTGGTTGATAGCCAGTCTCGTTTATCCACGATTCCAATTTCTGCCATTTTTCGCGGAGGTATTGAATCAAATCGATGAACATCGGCTAAAAACTCCGTTAACTGTTGTGGTCCAAATAATTTAATGATTGCCTCAAATTTTGGTGCAATTTTTAATTCATCTAATGTCATAATATTTATTTCAGTTCGTGGGTTTATGTCAAATACTTTTTTAAAATCTCCAGAAACGATCATTGCATCGTCGGGATAAAGAACTTCATTTGCTGCATCTTCATAGAATTTTAACATGTTTGAGCAGTCGGGTTTTTTGTTGCATGGCTCAAAACCCCATAATTTCGCATTCTTTTGGGCCTCCGTGTCGCTAACGCTGGTTGACATGTGAAAAGATATGGATAAATGAAATAATCGCGCCTGGCTCAAATTAAAGGCCTCTACAGCGATTTCTTCATTTTTGTCATTCATTGCCTCACGTAACGCCATTTTAAATAAATCTTTTGTATAATTCTTTTCTCGGTGTTGGGGATCATAAGTTTGAGAAAATCCATTTCGTACAAAAGTTCTGTGTCGAGCTTTCGGAATAGGGTCGCCAGGGATTATTATTTTCATTCCCCATCCATTGCGATTCCCACCAGGGCGAGAGTTAAATAGACAATCCAAACAATCGCAACTACAGAAAATAGAAAAACTAATGGTATCCAGAGTGGAGCAAATACCCAAACCCAAGCGATTGAAATATAACCCGTTAGCTGCATAGTTAATAAAACAATTGTCAAAATAAACGGAACACTAGTCATGGGGTTTCCTTAAGTCTTCATTTTCAAATACTAATTTAACACATTGCTTAAGTCGTGAATCAATACGCGAACCAAAAGTTTTTAAAATCTCTGTATCTGTCAAATTCGTTGATATGACAGTAGGTCGGTAATTCGCTAAACGCTTATCAAGAATCGTATAATAATTTCTTTCCGCTTTCTCTCTTGAGCCTTCAACTCCAAAATCGTCCAGAAATAAAAACGGCACATCAATCAACGTATTCAAATAATAACTTGCCGTATTGAATTTCTTAATTTCATCGCTAACTTTTTCATCTAAATCACTAGCATTTATAAAACGCACTTCATGCAGCGGACGATTTTTGGTTTTAAATAATTCTTTTATCAATGTTAACATGAAAAAAGTCTTACCACGCCCGGGATCGCCTTGTAAAATTAAACTTTTAGGTTTGCTCATAAACTCTATAGCCGATAATTGAAAATCTGTGCAAGAAGTATTATAAATATTTAATTTGTCAATCGCAACTTTGTGGTAAGTCTTTGCTATTGAATTAATTGTGATAAAATCGTCCCAATTCATTTCGGTTTATCTCCATCAGACGCTGCTTTTGATTTTGCGAGATATGCTTGCCTGTCTGCTTCTGTCAAAGTTGTCTTAAATCTTTCTCTTTCAGTCGCTTGAGTCAATCTATCGGCTTCAATCACAAGCTTGCCAGAGCGTTGATACTCGCCCTTTTTCTTAAGTGACGGATTGTTAACAACTTCTTCTTGATAACGCTTGTAAACCCAACCATTTTTCTTTAAAACGAAATAGTGCGATGCATACTTTTTACCGCTGCTGCCGAGATAGCAGTTCAACGTCTCAAGCATCCATTCAAGTATCTCTTTACCATAAAGCTCTAGAAGCTTTGCGTGCTCATCAGCAGTCAGCATCACACAGTCAAGATGTAATTCTTTTTTTGAAATCAGGGGTTTTGTGTAAGCTTTGTCATTTTTAGAAGAAGAAGAAACCCCACGCCCACTTCCCCCCTTGGGGGTAGGGGGTGTGTTATTACTTTCCTCTAGTACTTTATTATCTATATATGAGTGATTCCGGGATTCCGGAATGCAGCTTTCCGGGATTCCGGAAAGCTGCTTTCCACGATCATCATCGATTGGAGGTACAATAGCTGTTCGAATCGATTGTCTACCATTAAATGAAGATGTTAATAAATTATTTAATTTTAGTTCAGCGATGATTTCATATAGTCGACTTTTTTTGAGATTAAGAAATTCGCATAGATATTCATCGCTAGCATAACAGCCTCCGGCCCCGGGATCATGCAGAGATCTCAATTCAGCCCACAACGCTTTAGCGTGTATAGAAATATTTTTATTAAGCCAGATTTCGGCCGGGATCACGAGATGTGTAAAGTGGCGCAGCATTTCAGTCATGTTTCAACTCCATAAATTGTGTTGTTAATAAATTCACGAGTTGATAAAATGTGCTCGTTTAGGAAATTCAGGAACGCTAAGAAATATATCATAGTATTTTCTTTGTTCAGGTTTATCGGTCTGTTGGGGTACAATCATGGGGGTTGTACCTCTTTTTTTTGTCAGAATTTCTTGCAACAATTGTCGCTGTGTTGTAAATTGTCGGGTAACAGAAAGGGGCTTCATTCTCGTAGAGTGAAAACAAAAGGGGGGTTTGGTTCTTTTCATGTTTATTCTTTGATTAACCACGACTTGGACGGTGGGGGCTAATCAGTTAATGTGTTATTTGTGTGGCTGGCGGGATGGCTCCTTGCCAGCCTTTTTATTTATGCGTATTAAACGCTTAAATTCAGCCAATTTCGTTTTATTCAATCACAATAATCTCGTTGTATAAATAATCGCAAATATTTTCTTTTTTTTCACGTTTTCACACGTGTTTCACACGCATTTCAGAGCGATTTTCATTTATTTTCACATATCGCTTGCATTAAATGATAAGTTCATGATATACTGATGACATCGAAGCGAGTCTCTCTGATGACTGAGCCAACAAACTCAGCAGATCGAGCAGCAGAGATGAAAACAAAAACAACAAACAACACAAGGAAATAAAATGAAAAACTGGAAATCATTAATCGGCGCAAACGCAATAGCGAATGCAACAGATGAACAAATCGAAAACTTTGCATTGTTGATTCGGCATGTTTACCAAGATGCTGGATACACTTTCGAAAATCTAAATGGGGATATTATGTGGGATTATGACATCACGAAAGAAGATTGTTTTGATAAACTGAAAATTCTTCGTGACAAATTACGAAGAGAGAAAAACAGTCCTTTTAAGTGGTTAGCTACTTGTAAAAAAAATGGGGCGATAAACGATGTGAAGTGTAAATAAATATTATAAATACACTGCCGAGCAGTCAGTTAACGCCAACAATAGGAAAAGTAAAATGAGACACGACAGACTAGTAAATAAAAAAACAGGAAACAAAATGAAAAAACAAGAAATAAAACAATATTACGAAAACTTATTAAGAGAGACTATTCAAAGTTATGAAGATTATTGCAAGAGCGGGCAAGCTCAATCTTTCGAAGCTCAAGCAGATTTAATCATGATAAAAACAATTATGAAAAAATTAGACATCGAATTTATGTCACATAATGCAGCATTTTACGGATGGAAAAGATATAAAAAGTATATAAATAAAAATTTGAATAGGGCGATTAAAGTTTGGGAATATGCAATGTTAAGCGAAGAACAAAAAGAAAACTTTGAAAATTTGACAACATTTCCATTTAAAATATAAAAACAATAACACACAAATAACACAAAAAAAGAGCCATAAAGATGTACGAAGATTATGAATTTGACGATATGCATGACGAATATGAATGCAAATCGTGTAGTGGAAAAGAAAACGTATTGTGTCAAGCAAAAGAATTTCTTGAATCAATCGTTGGTATGTTATATTCAAAGAAACCATTAGACATAAACGAATTTGAATGGCAGCTAGAAGAGCTGTGTCATTATTTGAATGTGAAAATGGGTGATGAAATACAAATTCAAAGAAAAGAACAAAAATCAATTATTGTGCCGCTCATACAAGAATGGCAAACATTTAACAATCAGTATCTTACACAATTAACACAATAACACAAACAAGGAGCCATAAAATGAGTTTTTTACCAGAAGATTACACAGCACCAAAATCCACAAGCTATTACACAAAGCTGCAAGAAGGCGAGAACCGGATCCGCATCTTATCCAAACCCATTCTCGGATGGGAGGACTGGCATGAAAAGAAACCAGTGCGTTACACGATGAATGAGAAGCCAGCGAAGTCATATGATGCAAAAAAACCAGTCAGGCATTTCTGGGCGTTTGTGGTTTTCAATTACAATGAAAATGAAATTCAGATCATGCAGATCACACAAGCGACGATCCGAAAAAGCATTGAATCGCTTTGTAAAGATGCGGACTGGGGAGCACCATTCGGATATGATATTAAAATCATGAAATCCGGAGAGGGAGTGGATACGGAATATGCATTGAATCCTGTTCCACACAAGCCAGTTTCTCAAGATATTATAGATGCTTTTAATGAAAGACGTTGCAATTTGAATGCGCTGTTTGCCAATGCTGATCCGTTTTCAAAAGAATGGAATGAATACACTGAATTAGCGACAAACGAAACCATAAATCCAAGTGTAAGTTTTGAAAACATCTCTGAATTAAAAGAAATGTTTGATGAATGTGATCCGGAATATCAAAAATCATTATTGTTGACACTAGCCAAACTTCCGAAGTCCATTAAAAAAATTGAAGATGTGCCGCTGTCGATGTTTGAACGCATCAAACAAGCTGTCAAATCGAAACGCGATGAATATCGCGCCACAAATCAAGATATTTTTGCGGTGGCTTAATGAATCAAATTCTTCATGAAGTTCAAGAACGATTTGGTGAATGGCTAGAAATGGCCGGGGATAATGCCCCGGCTTTAACGATACAGATTTTATCGAACATGGTTAGAGATTTGAGGATCGAAAAAGATTATCTCGAAACGACTGTGAAATGTTGTGAAGGTCAATTACGTAGAATTAGAGAAGGGAAATAAAATGGAATCTTGGGAATACGCGAGAAAATATGCGGATCAAATAGCCAAAGACAGAATACGCGATGGATAAAGCTTTATCAAATGTATTTATCAGATTAAAAATCTATCATCCAGAAGCATTTAAAAAAATATTAGAACTTTTACGGTTAGAAGAGGTAGCAGCATGAGCGCATTAATACAACAAACAGACGAATGGTTGGCTCTTAGACGCACAAAGATTGGCGCTAGCGATGCTCCGGTCGTTATGGGTGTATCACCATGGGCAACACCCTATTCGCTTTGGTGCGAGAAATTAGGGCTATCTGAAGGCCGTACAGCAACGGAGGCTATGAAACGGGGAATCATTGGAGAAGAAGAGGCGAGATTGTGCTTTATTGTACAAACGGGTATTCCCGTTTCTCCCAAAGTTGTTTTTCATCCCACTCACGAGTTTATGATGGCATCTCTAGACGGGATAAATGAAATCCAGCGCGTTATCGTTGAGATCAAACGCCCCGGGCAAGCGGATCACGACATAGCTATATCGGGCAGAGTACCGGACAAATATTATCCACAAATCCAACATCAGCTTGACTGCACGGGCTATGACATGGCATATTATTTCTCATATCGCAGCGATGATGATAATGTTTTAATAAAAGTAAATCGCGATGAGAAATATATTTCAAAAATGCGCGAGAAAGAACTTGAGTTCTACTCGTGCATGAACGACTTTATAGCGCCTAAATTAACCGACAGGGACTATATAAATAGGGATGATGAAAATTGGACGGAGACAGCGCAAGAATGGGTATCGATTACAAAACAGTTAAAATATTTAGAGAAGAGAGAAGGCGAACTGCGACACACATTAATTTTACTTTCACAAGAGAAGAACTCGATGGGTTCCGGCGTAAGACT